CGGTACTACCGATCCGATTCTGGCAGGTGGTATAGCTCGTCGCTCCAAAAGAGCGTAAAGCATTGCCGCCGTATCCCAGCTACACCATACGGGTTCGATGTCGACATGAACAGCCTTACGGCTAAACGTGTCGCCATTCTGGCCGCTCTTGGCATGTCCAGAGTTGGCAAGTAGGTCGCGCAATCCTGCGCGGCCGATCACCTCAGAGGGGAACACCACTCCTCTTTCAGAAAGAGTACTGCAATGGCATTCGTTGATCCTCAGACCCTCACAGTTGCAACAGTGGCGAAGACCCTTCCTCGGGTCGGCGCCGGAGATGGCGAGTCGAAGTATCGTACTTCCGACAACACCTTCTCGATGCGCGTGTCGCACTCCAACGGGAGGCGGACGCGTAGCCTGCTGCGATTTGATCAGTCCAAGACGGCGGCAGACCCGTTGATTACGGGTTCTAACCGCGTCTACTCACAGTCGGTTCAGATCGTTTCTGATCGGGACCTTAGTGGGTGGACCAACCAGGAGGTTGTTGACCTTCTGATTGCGGCTGCGGACTATCTCAAGGCCAGCTCCAACGCTAACACCATCAAGTTTGTCGGTGGTGAAAGCTAAGCGGTCGAAGAAGAAGGAGGCGGTGGTTTGGTTCATGCTGCCAGCTGGCAGCTGGGCCCTCATCGCCTACCTTCTGACCGCGTCCTTTACCGGGCAGATAGACGCAACCTGCGTCATCCCGCCAGTATAGGAGTTGGCTGTAAGGGTCGATCATGGCTAATCGAGTGCCCTCTTGCGAGGACTCCCAGCCCCTTGTGAAAGGAGTCAGGATGAAAAGCCTGATTGTACTCTGGTGTGAGCTCGCTCGTGAAATTGGCGAGCTTTGCTGCACTAGCACCATCCGCGATTGCCAAACCGTCGCGGAGCGATTCGAATCCGAAGGCGATCGTTTCTTCACGATCGTTCTTCCTGAATTCGGCAAGAGGTTCGAAAGAGCCCTCGAGCTGGGTTCCGCCGCTTCTATCCAGTTCCCTAGTTTCAGGGTTCGTGGAGGTCTTCCCGTTTTTCTATCTGGGTTGACTAAGCGGGTGTTCGATGAGCAAACTGGTGCCCTGCTCGATGATCCGTCGAGGGATTGCATCTGGGCTGTACGTCAGCTTACGCTGGCGCCAGCCAAGATTCTCACAAATCGCGTTGATGAGACGCGGTCACGAGACGCCCTCGAGCAGTACATCGAGACGGAATCAGAAGTTCAAGAGTGGACAAGTAGTGCTTCCGAGAGTCTCCTAACGGAGCTCGAGGATATGTCCGCTCTGCTTTATGACAGGATCTGCGAGTACCTAGACGATCAGGTGCTCGTGGGTAATATCCTGTGCGGCCACGGCTCTGGTGCCACGGCTGACGGACTAATGGGAAACCAAAAGTTCGATCAGCATGAGTGGCCCGTTCGGTTAGACCAATGGTTCCCTTGGGGGGACCACGGACAGCCGAACCTGAGGTTTGACTACCTCAGAGAGGGTGTGAACTTCCTGGATCCCGGGACCGAGAGGCCTGTGAAGGTCATCACGGTCCCGAAGACGCAGAAGACAGATCGCGTCATTGCCGAAGAACCCACCTGCATGATGTATGTGCAGCAGGGGATCAGCAAAGAACTGACGCAAGAGTTGGAGAGGGATCGTATCCTCTCTCCGATGATCGGATTCACGGACCAGCGCCCTAACCAAGCGCTTGCTCGGAAGGGATCCCTTAACGGGGATCTCGCCACACTGGATCTCAGTGAGGCCTCCGATCGTGTCTCCTATGAGCATGTACGGGTAATGCTGCATCGTTATCCTTTCCTTTGGGGAGGGGTTGACGCTGCACGTTCCCGGAAGGCTCATGTCCTTGACCAAGATATAACTTTGGCCAAGTTCGCGTCTATGGGATCAGCCCTTACGTTTCCGTTGGAAGCCATGGTGTTTCTTGCTGTGGTCTTCCTCGGGATCCAAGATGGGCTTGGGCACCGTTTATCCCGTAAGGACCTGCGAAGGTTCCACGGGAAGGTGCGCGTCTACGGGGACGACATCATCGTCCCCACAGACTATGTGCATCACGTGATCGCTCGCCTCGAAGCTTTCGGCTTTAAGGTGAACAGCGACAAGAGTTTCTGGAATGGCAAATTCCGGGAGTCTTGCGGGAAGGAGTACTACAACGGGCACGACGTTTCCATTAGTCGTTTCCGACGGGTGCTCCCTACCTCACGTGCGGACGTTCGGGAGATCATTTCGAGCGTAGCGTTGAGGAACC